CAAAATCACCCGGATGCTTGCAAACATCCGAAGTAGAATCGGTCGAATTGACCTCATCACGCAACGAACGAACAGCCTGCGCAGCAGCCTGAACAACAAACGGAACACCGAACACACGCGCAGCGGTATCCTTGAGAGAAACAATAACTTTCATATACATTTGACCTTTACTAACGAAGTGAAGAAAAGAATTACGAAAAATCAAATTCACGACTAACGAAAACGAGCAATCAATGCCTCAATCAAAACACCTTCATTGAGCAAAATTTCGCGGATAGCTGGATTCGATGCAGCCTTACCAGCGCGACCAATAGAAGAAAGCTTCAACCGCAAAGCGTCGATAATAAGCTCACGCTCAATCTTCGTGATCTCATCAAACTTAGAAACAGTAGCCATAGTAAAACTCCAATAAACAGTGCAACAATGCACAAACGAATAATAACAACAAAAACACAAATAACAAGAAAATAGAATAAATAAATAAGTAGTAGTCGATAGCATAAAACTACCGAGCAAACGCAGCAGATGCGTTTAAAAGTGGGGGCCATTGGCCAACCCACATAGACATGGGCTAAGACGCCCATACCCAAATAAAAAAGGGTGCACGAAGCACCCTAATACCCTGTTTAACAGGAAACAATCAAGTACCGGAGGCTGGCTCCGGCACAACACGAACAGACACCGGCTCTGGAGGCTTAACGGGATCTTTGAGAAGACCCAATTTAGTAGCCTCGGCACGGTTGTCATCGTCATCCAAAAACGCCATAAAGCGACCGGGATCGTTATTAAAACGCGCCCGAATCTCAGCCGGAACACGCAGGAATTCCTCCTGCGAAGCACGAACCAAGTTCATAGCACCGTGGAAATCAACCACATTGGTAAAATCACCAGACTGTGGCATGTCAAAATCACCGGGAAGCTCCCCGGTAAGACCAAAACGACGGACGATAGTATTAATATCCGTCTCATCACGCGCAGATTGAATCGCTAATGACTCATCATCACAACGCAAACCAGAGGCCTGAGAGGCCTCGTCCATATCATAGTTATATGGAGAACGCAGAAAAACACCTTTAGTAACCATCATAATCTCCTATTTACGACCTAGAACAGACTTCAATAACTGAATAATAGGCTCATACTGCTTATATTCACGACCAAAATTATCAAACTTCTCGGCAGCATCAGCATCAAGCTTACCCAAACGAGCATCTTGAACCAACTTAGCAGCCATCTGGCGCAAATAATCGCGCTGCTGCTCCTGAGTATGACCTTGTTCAGAATAATTAAACGCTTGCTCCTTCAACATCTCAGCAGTACGCCGCAGAATATCAGTATTCCACTGACCAACGGTTAAACCGTTGACCATGCCCGAAGGCATGTTTTCAATTTCCTTTTTAATCTTCTCAGTAGCCTGCTGAATTTGCCCAACAGTAGCAGTAGCCTGGCCAGCAGAAGCAGTAGCAGCACCGGCCTGAGCACGCCACAATTCGGCCTGGGCTGCCTTGTTAGCAGTATCGGCTTCGATATTCGCCGTCTGAGCAGCATTAATCTTACCAGCCTGATAACCCTCAACAGCAGAACGGCCAGAATTCGCAGGCACATTGGCCTGAACACCCGAAGGAGGAGAACCGCCACCTTGCGCATACGCAAGCATAGGATTCAAACCGGCAGCTTTCATATCAGCCGTAGTCGTCTGGTAACGAGTAGCAAATTGCTGGGCAGAAAAGGTATTAGCAGCTTCCGCAGCATCCGCCTGCCGGCGATTCTGCTGCTCAGCACCAAACCAAGAAAAAGCGCCCTGTGCGAGGTCAGAAAGAAAGCCCATATTAGAAATGATCAATCAAACCGGGGACAGAATACAACGGCATGGGTCGAGCAGTAACACATTTGAAAAAGGAATCAAAAATGAACTGTTTACCATTCGCCGCAGCACCAACAGCGACAACCCGATCAACCGGCGGCATACATTGAATAAACGTACTATTCAAAGTAGGCAGGGACGTAAACTTCTGGGCCAAATGCCACGGATCAATAGTACCGGCAGCAGTAGAGCGGAACAAACCGGAAATGCGAGAAGGTAGATAACGGTACTCGGCCCAACGTTCCTGATAACCAAAAACATTAGCATCTGAAGCGCCGCCCGTAACATAAATCTCTTTATTCAGGACGGCTTGTTCGCCCAACATAGCGAACGCAGGAAAATAAAAATCATACCGAGTAGAACGAGACCACATCTTATGAAGACCCTGCTGATAGGTCAAATCCGCATCAACACAAACAAGACCAATAACGACGCCATGTTCCGTAAACGACTGACTAAATCCATGCCCAGAAGATAGCGCAGTACCGACAGCAGCAAGAGTACCCAAAGGTGCGGTAGTACCAGACGCACCGGTGCCAGACGCTTGAACGATAGGATTGATGTTTACTGGGGTAACACCCCCGCCGAGATACTCAGGACGTTGTAAACGTGCATCAGGTGAAACAACGCCAAAATGCGACCGAACAATCTCAGTATACCGAGTACCACCACGAGCGTCACGCTCAAGTAAACGCTGAATCTGAAACGATTGCCGTAACTGATTAATAGTCGCCGCAGTAGCGGCTGATAAATCAGCATACATATTCAAAAGGGCGGAATTGGGAACGGCAGCAGTAGCAACACCAGCCGTAACACCATAAGAAACCTGTGACGCCGCGCCACTATCCCGACCAACAACAGCAAAAGCATTCAACGCAGCACCGGGAGCGCCGGAAGCAGTAGGCCCATACTTAATAGGAGCAGACGTACCAAGGGGAAGCGAAACAGCAGTACCACCCTTCTGAGGCCACGGAAGGCACGAAGTAAAATAATCAGGACGTTTACCACGCCGCAAAAGAACATAATTTGCCGACGGCGTAGCATCCGGCCCATCACCTTTATCAACAACGACCGAATTTTGCAAATTCTCATCGCGGAACCACTCATTCCAAATGAGATTATACGCCCGTGTGAAAAACGCGCAATGCGAAACAGTATTCGCGCCAAGCATAGGCGTAGTAGGCAAACCCATGTAATCCTGCAACGAATTCACCGCGTAACCACCCGCAGGAGATACCTGCTGAGGAACGACATAAGAAATAGAATCAGCCGGGTTATCTTGCTCACCCATGAATTTTTTCCAATTCGTCCACACAAGACGATTAGGAACGAAAAAAAAGAAGCTCGAAAGCTTCATATTGTCCATAACCGGAAACAACGGGGTAGACAAACGAGCGAACGCCGTCATGCGCAGATTAAACGTATCGCCGGGCAACACCTCATCCACAAACACCGGAATCAAGTAACCCGCATCAAACGTCGTTTTGTGAGTGAATTCACGATCGAACGAAGCGCGAGGAATATCTGCCTTAGGAATCATCGCAAAACGATGAGGATCAACCGAACGATTCTTATGCATCATAGTCATTATAAACTCCTTCTTAACATACCAGAACGCGCAAGCTGCACAGTCTCTTTAACGTGCAAACGCGCAACAGAATTATCAAACATATTGTTTTCAGCATCAAGCTCACGCTGCGCAACAATATCAGAAAAAACTCCCGGATTCTCCTTTTCAAACAAAACATCATAATACGAGGGAGGCTTGACTTTCGTACCATTAACAATAACAAAATCCCGCGGATAAACCTCAGCCTTGTATTTCTCAAGCCAACGTTTACCAACAGCAGGTTTCAACGACATATGGTTAAACTCCCGAACGCGATCAATAATCTCACCATCCTCAGTGATAGTCTCATAATGCGCCTTAGCGAGATCGCCGTTAACCTTCTGCACACAATACCGCGCAATATACGCGGCCGACGCAAAGGTTACAGAACCGCACGAAGATAGGCCATGAGGCCACAACTTGGCCAAAAGCTCAGACGTATAGAGCTTAGAACCATCCGAGGACTTCTTGAAATAAACCTTATCCGGAAAATCAAAACCAAATATGCAAGCATGATAATGGGGACGAGATAATTGCTCTCCATATTCACCCCCACAATAAAACGTTACCTTCCCAGTCACTTTCCGCAAACGCTTCATAAACAACTGGAAGTCACGATAACACAACGAACCACCAGCAGGCATAGACGCTTCATCGTAAGTCAACGTGATAAACGAATTGTTTTCATGAAGCGAGGCTTCATGCAGACAACGAACGGCCCACTGACGCGACCGTTCCAAACGGCAACCGATACACTGTCCACAGGGAAGTTCCAAAGTACCATCGACGCCACGCTTATTACGAGAAATAAACTTAACCGAACCATCCACCATCCGAACCGCAGGCATGGGGTGGTAACAAGGCATTAGAGACGCCAGCCACCCCGCATGGGCGCGCCAGCCATATTGGCAGCCGCCACCGTACGAGAATTGCGACCGAACTTCTTAGCACTACGGTGCTTGTTCACAGCATATCGTTTCATAAGTTTCTCCAGGTTAAGTAAATAGACACCTAACGGTGTCACCTAGACCAGTTACATCAAGTAGAAAACTGGTCTAGAACCGATCGTAGGCAATTAAACGGACTCTTTCAAGTCCTTAGCACGGCACAACATCTGAGGCGGATCAAGCGGAGTAACCGCGCCCGTCTCATCATTAAAATAAGCAATCTCATACAACTCAAAATCACCCGGATGCTTGCAAACATCCGAAGTAGAATCGGTCGAATTGACCTCATCACGCAACGAACGAACAGCCTGCGCAGCAGCCTGAACAACAAACGGAACGCCGAAAACACGCGCAGCGGTATCCTTAAGCGAAACAATAACTTTCATATACATTTGACCTTTACTAAAGAAGTGAAGAAAAGAATTAAGAAAAGTCGAAAGACAAATTAGCGAAACTTAAGGGACAACGCCTCAACAGCAGCCAACTCCTTACCAAAAGCCTCCGCGACCACAGGCGCGGCAGTCTTCATAGCACGGCGCAAAGACGCCTCATGCAGCCCAAGGGCTGCAACAACACGCTTACGCTCATCAGACGACAAGTCGTCAACCTTAGAAATAGTAGCCATAGTAAAACTCCAGTAAACAGTGCAACAATGCACAAACGAATAATAACAACAAAAATACAAATAACAAGAAAATAAAATAAATAAATAAATAGTAGTCGATAGCATAAAACTACCGAGCAAACGCAGCAGATGCGTTTAAAAGTGGGGGCCATTGGCCAACCCACATAGACATGGGCTAAGACGCCCATACCCAAATAAAAAAGGGTGCACGAAGCACCCTAATACCCTGTTTACCAGGAAACAATCAAGTACCGGAGCCTGGCTCCGACACAACGCGAACAGACACCGGCTCTGGAGGCTTAACGGGATCTTTAAGAAGACCCAATTTAGTAGCCTCGGCACGGTTGTCATCGTCATCCAAAAACGCCATAAAGCGACCAGGATCGTTATTAAAACGCGCCCGAATCTCAGCCGGAACACGCAGGAATTCTTCCTGCGAAGCACGAACCAAGTTCATAGCACCATGAAAATCAACCACATTGGTGAAATCACCAGATTGTGGCATATCAAAATCTCCGGGAAGCTCTCCCGTAAGACCAAAACGACGGACGATAGTATTAATATCCGTCTCATCACGCGCAGATTGAATCGCTAATGACTCATCCTCGCAACGCAAACCAGAGGCATCAGAGGCCTCGTCCATATCATAATTATATGGAGAACGCAGAAAAACACCTTTAGTAGCCATAATAAATCTCCTATTTACGACCAAGAACAGACTTCAACAATTGAATAATAGGCTCATACTGCTTATATTCACGACCAAAATTATCAAACTTATCCGCCGCGTCAGCATCCAACTTACCCAAACGAGCATCTTGAACCAACTTAGCAGCCAACTGACGCAAATAATCGCGCTGCTGCTCCTGAGTATGACCTTGCTCTGAATAATTAAACGCCTGCTCCTTCAACATCTCAGCAGTACGCCGCAGAATGTCAGTATTCCACTGACCAACGGTCAAACCGTTGACCATGCCAGAAGGCATGTTTTCAATTTCCTTCTTGATCTTCTCAGTAGCCTGCTGAATTTGACCAACAGTAGCAGTAGCCTGGCCAGCAGACGCAGTGGCAGCACCGGCCTGAGCACGCCACAATTCGGCTTGCGCCGCCTTGTTAGCAGTATCGGCCTCGATATTCGCCGTCTGAGCAGCATTAATCTTGCCAGCCTGATAACCCTCAACAGCCGCACGGCCGGAATTCGCAGGCACATTGGCCTGAACTCCCGAAGGAGGAGAACCACCACCTTGCGAATACGCAAGCATAGGGTTCAAACCAGCAGCTTTCATATCAGCCACAGTCGTCTGATAACGAGTAGCAAATTGCTGGGCAGAAAAGACGTTAGCAGCTTCAGCAGCATCCGCCTGGCGGCGGTTTTGCTGCTCAGCACCGAACCAATTAAACGCCCCTTGCACAAAGTCGCCAAGAAAGCCCATATCAGAAATGATCGATCAAACCAGGAACAGAATACAACGGCATAGGGCGAGCAGTAACACATTTGAAAAAGGAATCAAAAATGAACTGTTTACCATTCGCCGCAGCACCAACAGCGACAACCCGATCAACCGGCGGCGTAGATTGAATAAACGTACTATTCAGAGTAGGCAAAGCCGTAAATTTCTGGGCCAAATGCCACGGATCAATAGTACCGGCAGCAGTAGAGCGGAACAAACCGGAAATGCGAGAAGGTAGATAACGGTACTCGGCCCAACGTTCCTGATAACCAAAAACATTAGCGTCCGAAGCGCCACCCGTAACATAAATCTCTTTATTCAGGACGGCCTGTTCGCCCAACATAGCGAACGCAGGAAAATAAAAATCGTAACGGGTCGAGCGAGACCACATCTTATGAAGACCCTGCTGATACGTCAAATCCGCATCAACGCAAACAAGACCAATAACGACGCCATGTTCCGTAAACGACTGACTGAATCCATGCCCAGAAGATAGCGCAGTACCAACAGCAGCAAGAGTACCCAAAGGTGCGGTAGTACCAGACGCACCGGTGCCAGACGCCTGGACGATAGGACTGATGTTTACTGGGGTAACACCCCCGCCGAGATACTCAGGACGTTGTAAACGTGCATCAGGAGAAACAACGCCGAAATGAGAACGAACAATCTCAGTATATCGAGTGCCCCCACGAGCATCGCGCTCAAGAAGCTTTTGAATCTGGAAAGATTGGCGCAACTGATTAATTGTCGCAGCCGTAGCCGCAGAGAGGTCAGCATATAAATCATAACGAGTGTTAGCCACAGTAACGACAGGGACGCCAGTACCGGCAGCAGTAGAAGCCCATTGCGGATTATTAGAACCATCAGTATAGGCAGCGACCCAATTACCAGTCAGGTTCGCAACGTTACCAGTAAGCGGCGGCCCATACTTAATTGGCGCAGACGTACCAAGGGGAAGCGTAACAGCAGTGCCGCCCTTCTGAGGCCACGGAAGGCACGAAGTAAAATAATCAGGACGCTTACCGCGCCGCAAAAGAACATAATGTACCGACGGCGTAGCATCCGGCCCATCACCTTTATCAACAACGACCGAATTTTGCAAATTCTCATCGCGGAACCATTCATTCCAAATAAGGTTATACGCACGAGTAAAAAAGGCACAATGTGAAACAGTATTCGCGCCAAGCATAGGCGTAGTAGGCAAACCCATGTAATCCTGCAACGAATTCACCGCGTAACCACCCGCAGGAGATACCTGCTGAGGAACGACATAAGAAATAGAATCAGCCGGGTTATCTTGCTCACCCATGAATTTTTTCCAATTCGTCCACACAAGACGATTAGGAACGAAAAAAAAGAAGCTCGAAAGCTTCATAT